GAACGAGCGGCGGCGGAACGAGCGGCGGCGGAACGAGCGGCGGCGGAACGAGCGGCGGCGGAACGAGCGGCGGCGGAACGAGCGGCGGCGGAACGATGGCAACTGTCCGACAGAGAGCGCGAGATAGTCAAGAGCCTCGGTCACTAAAAACCCCCTATTTTTTGCAAAACAAAAAACGACAGAGGCCCCTCAACCCCTTGTGCCATAAGGCGCGAGGGGTTGTCAAAATCTCTGCAGTTTTTGAGGGTAGATTTGTGATAGGCTCTAAAGTAGAAGGGAGGCACCTGATATGACCGCGAAGGAATTATGCAAGACCGGCAAGCTCGACGAGCAAGTGGAAACACTCGCCGAAGCTGTCCTGGCGATGCAGAAGAAGATCAAAGACCAGACGGGCATATACGATAAGATGCCGCTCGCTCAGCAGGTCACCGTCGGCACCGGAGAGAGCATGCTCAGAGCGAACCCCGCGACTCAAGAGTTCAGGGCGACGGTCAGAGACTACGCTCAGGCACTCGACAGCCTCCGCCGCATCCTCGATGAAAGCAATACCTCGGAGGGCGCTCAGATTTCCAATATTGAGACTCTCCGACAGAAATACAAAATCGGTTAACAGGGAAGAAAAGGAAGAAGCGACATGAAGGGAATAACGGAACCCCGAATCTACACTCGGCCCCTCCGTCCCCTGACGAAGTATACGAGCCTCGGCTTTGCGATGATCGACTACGCGACCAAAGTGCTCGGCAAGAAGCTCTACCCGTGGCAGGAGTGGGTGCTCAAGCACGCCTTCGAGATAGTAGGCAAGCTCGACGGCGACTGGCACTTCCGCTTCAGAACGGTCTCGATTATGGTCAGCAGACAGCAGGGCAAGACCGTCCTCAGCGAGGTGATAGCCTCGTTCTTTATGAACGTGCTGTGTGTCGCGTCAATCTTCGGCACAAGTCTGAGCCTCGACAAGGCAGAGGAAGTGTGGGACGAAGTCATCAAAGACCAGGAAAGCAGCCCTGAGCTCGCTGCCGAGATCGCGCAGGTAAGAAGAACCAACGGAAGCAAGAGACTTGTGCTCACAGGACTCCGCACTTACAAGGTCGGCGCACCAACGAGGCGCGCGGGCAGAGGCGACAGCAACGACCTCGTCCTGCTTGACGAGCTCCGCGAGCTGCGCGACTGGGACGTTTGGGCTGCGGCCGATGCAAGTACCACAGCAAAGCCAAACGGAATGGTGCTCTGCTTCAGCAATGCAGGTGACCCAGACAGCGTAGTGCTCCGTCAGCTCCGGAGCCAGGCAATCGCACAGATCGAAGGCAGAAAGAACGCCGCCGACTTCGGCGGAAGCGTTGACGCAGAGACGCTCGGCTTCTTCGAGTGGTCAGCTCCCGACGGCGCAAAGACAGACGACCTCAAGGCGCTCGCGCAGGCGAACCCGGCGCTCGGTTACGGCTTGGTAACGGAAAGAACCCTCCTCAATAAGCGGGCCACAACGCCGGAGAACAAGTTCAGGAGCGAGCACATGTGCCAACAGGTCGAGACGATCCTCCCCGCACCGTTCCCGGACGGCGCCTGGGAAGGCGGAACAGATGAAAAAAGTTACATCACGGGCGAGAGCCCGCTGGTTTACGGCATAGACATGAGCCAGGATCGCCGCTGGACGACGATAGGCGTCTGCGGACTCAGAGAAGACGGCGACTACCACATAGAAGTCGTTGCCCGAAGGGTCGGAAGCGAGTGGGCTATTGACTGGTTCAGAGCCCGCGCACTTCAGAACCCGATGCGCCTGGCATTTCAGTCACGCGGCGCACCGGTCGCAGGCCTCGCAGAGCAGATATGTACGCTCCACGGCGTGGAAAGAGTAGCAATCGAAGGCCCTGAGCTCACCTCAGGCTGGGGCAGGTTCTACGATGCCATAGCCGCAAGCGCGCCGGTTATGCCCGGCGAGACTCCGAGAGGTGGGGCGAGAATTTACCACCTGCCTCAGCCCGTCCTCGATACACCCGGCAAGACCTGCCAGCTCAGGAACATCGGCGCGGGCACTATGCTCCCCGACAGGGTCAAAAGCCCTGACGACATCGCGCCTCTTATGGCGTGTTTTGCCGCCTTCGCCGCAATGACATCAGTCAATAAATCCGAAAGTAAGATATACCAAAGCGCCTACGTTCAGCCGGGGCACGATTTAGTCTTTATATAACGAGGTGATACCTTGACATTCAGAGAAAGACTGGGTCGCTTCTTCTTAAGAGGAGATGTGATCCGCTTCAACTTCGGGCCGTCAGCGCCTACGCAGGTGCTTAACTACACGGCCACACAGCTCTACCAGAGCCAAGACAACCTACAAGCCGTCGTCAATTACCTTTCAAACAGCATAGCGCAACTGCCTCTCAAGGTCTACACAAGAGACGACGAGGCGCAGAGGCACAGAGACAGGACGAGCACGGCGGCGAAGCTGCTCTGGCAGCCGAACCGCTGGCAGACGAGCTACGAGTTCAACCGTGCGCTTGTCTCGGAGTATTTCGTATACGGCGCGGTCTATACATGGCTCGCACCGAGCAACGAGACGGAGAGCGGGTGGGAGCTGTTCATAATCCCGACGACCTGGCTTGCTGACCGTCCTGAGACGAGCTCGAACCCCTACGAGCCTGACACCGTCTGGGTGCAGATACCCGACGGACGCGGTACGGCCTTTGAGCTTCCCGCTTCCGAGTTCGTACTGTTCAGGACATACAGCCCCGGCAACCCCGGTGGCTATCTGTCACCCCTGACAGCCCTCAAGCAGACCTTGCAGGAGCAGATAGAGGCGGGCAACTTCAGACGTGAGCTGTGGCGCAGTTCAGGAAGGCTCAATGCTCAGATCACCCGCCCGGCGAATGTTCAGCCCTGGGACGATGAGACCCGCAAGCGCTTCGTTGACGCGTTCAGAGCGGCGTGGGGAAGCGGCGGAAGCAAAGCCGGAAGCATCCCGCTCCTCGAGGACGGTATGGAGATTAAGCCATTCCAGACCTCGTTCAAGGAGAGCCAGTGGGCAGAGAGCGTCAAGCTCAGCCGGGAGACCGTCGCGGCAGCTTACGGCGTCAATCCCGCGCTCATTTGGCACACTGACGCGCAAACGTATGCGAGCAGTAAGGACAATGCTCGCGCGCTCTACAGCGAGTGCCTCGGCCCCGTCCTTCAGATGCTTCAGCAGCGAATAAATACGTTTATTTTGCCCAAGGTCGGCGCAGACCCGACGACCTATGTCGAGTTCGACCTGTCCGAGAAGCTCAAAGGCTCATTCGAAGAGCGTGCGAGCATCCTTCAGAGCGCAGTCGGCGGTCCCTGGATGACGAGAAACGAGGCGAGAGCGGATAACAATCTGCCTCCGCTCGTGGGCGGCGACGACCTCATAGTCCCGCTGAACGTCACAGAAGGCGGTCAGGCAAGCCCGCAGGACACACACATGGACCCGCAGGAGCCGATGACCACAGAGCCGACGGAAATAGCCGAAGACAGCGCGCCAGCGCCCGCAGGACACAAGTGCGACTGTCCGGAACATAAGAACATACCCGAAGAGCAAAAAGCTCAAATAATCGAACTGAAGAGCAAATCGATGGAAGACGAGGACGACGCCATCACAGAGGCAGTGCTCAATTTCCTGATCCGGCAGAGCCGCTCCGTCCTCGCGAAGATTCGCGCAGGCGCCGAGAATTGGTGGAGCACAGAACGCTGGAACCGCGAGCTCGCTGACGACATCGAGGCGCTGCTGTTCGACATCTCTAAGAATCACGGCAAGGGTGCAGCAAAAAAGCTCGGCGTTGACTACTCCGACGAGGAGACGGTCAACTACATCAGGGCAATGGCCGAGGGCCGAGCGGACGCGATTAACCGTAAAACACTCGCCAAGCTCACCCAGGAAATGGAGACCGCAGAACGCGAGCAGACCGAGCCCGACTTCGAGAAGGTGTTCGAGGACAGACAGAGCCGCGCAGACGCCATCGGCAGATCGCTCGCCACCGCGGCGGCGACCTTCGGCGTAATGGAGGCAGTCGGACAGGCTCACGACTCAGGGAACTTCCCCGTTATTAGCAAAATATGGAATACCGGCGACAATCCCCGACCAAGCCACGCGGCAATGGACGGCGAGACGGTACCCTATGACGGCAACTTCAGCAACGGAGCATATTGGCCCGGCGACGACAACCTCAGCGCAGACGAGAGCTGCGGCTGTAACTGCTCTGTAACCATACAAGCGGAGGTAATCTAATGGATAAGATATTCAGAAGCGCCGCAATTAAAGCGGCAGACGACACCGGCACTATATCCGGCTACTTCAGCACCTACGACATCGACCCCGATAGTTACGGCGACATAGTCGCTCCCGGAGCGTTCACAAAGACGCTCGCCGCAAGAGAGGCAACGGGTCACCCGTTTCCCCTGTGCTGGAACCACGACCTCGATCAGATCATCGGCACGGTTGATTCCGTGGAAGACACGGAAAACGGCCCGCTGATGAAGGCGACCTTCTTAGACACTCCTCTCGCCCAGGAGAAGAGGACGATCGTCAAGAGCGGAAGCGTGTACCAGTTCAGCTTCGCCTATGCCGTCACCGGCAGACGCGACCCGACAAAAGAAGAGAAAGAGAAGGGCGTAGAAAACGTCCTCACC